CTTGTATGATGATTTCGCCCCGGGCGATGGCTGCGGCTCGATTCCAAGCGGCAACGCAACCGCCCTCCCCTTTGACTAAATTCCAATTTTTCACCGGCTCAGAGCTGGGGTCATTATTGTCGCATGAAAAGATCCATTCGACCGAGGCGGGATCTGCTGCCTTTTTCATCCATAAGATGCGGGCGTTGATTGCTTCTTGGGGTCGCCCGCGGGTGGCGTGGCAGACGCTAATCTTTACCGGCTTCTGCGATCGCCACATTTTCTCGATCTTGTCGGCTTCGGGGGTATCGCCCACAGCTCGGCAGGCTGCCAGATAAAGATCGATGCACTCAAAGTCATAGACGGTGCGTTGAGCGTTCCAGATCTTTAGGCCGGATCGGGCTGAACCATCGCAGATTTTAATAAATGATAAGCCTGTAACCATGCGCCCACGCTGGCTTCTTCCCTGGCTAAAAAGTAAATCGCCTCTCTTCTCCCAGGATTCATCTGATGCGCTTTGTGGTATAGGCCAATCCTAACGGCGCGATCCTGAGTTGCGGTGGCCTCATTGCAGGCGGCTTCGTAAGCCAGCGTCGCCTCTTGCCCCGGCCAGATCGCGGCCACGTGCGACCATGGCAGAGACTCGTTCCGCTTATTGCCCAGAAAAAGCTCCTGCTGAAAGTAGTAAGCATACTTGCCCGCCTCACTAAGCTGGCCCTGCAAGATGCGTAGATTGCGGTCGGCGCTGTTCGGTTTATAGCCGCCAGGGTGATGCTCCACCCACACCTGCTGCTCCCCGACAGATTCATAACCTGGAAGGGGTAGGAGTGCTTCGTGCACTGCGTAGTGCCACCGGCCCGACCACTGCCCATCCTCTAACCGCTTAACCATTCTTTCCCTTACGGGGGTTAATTTAGCGTTTATAACGTTATAAACGCCTGCATAGATGCCGAGCTTGGGATTCTGTTCAAACGCTTCTACGGCCCTTTTAAGAGCGTTTTTGAGGTCTTTATGAGGCAGGTCATCGCAATCCACCCAGAATGCGTAGTCGCCAGTACACGCATTCAATGCGCAGTTCCTAGCGGCGGCAAAGTTATCGATATGTTGCCATGACGCTGCGGCCGGTGCGTTGTGATACTCGACTATTTTAGCCCCCGACTTTTCCGCTATCGACCGGGTGCCGTCATCAGGCCGGCCACCCTGCGCCATGCACACGACTATCTCATCACACACAGGCCGAAACGCCTTGAGGCAGCGGTCGATAAACTGGGCCTCATGGCCGGCAATCAGGTAAAGGGAAATTTTAGGATTTCGAGTGGCCATGCTAAAACTCTCGCAAGCCCAAGACGTAAGAGCCGATTGAAGTATCCAGAGTAACGATGCGGAAACTGACTGAGTTAGCGACTAGGACTGATCCGATCGTGGGGGCCGTAGCGATCCCTGCGATATCGATGGTAAAAGTGCTGTTAAGATCTAGGTCGAACCCGCCCAGCTCAACCGCTTCCTTGCGTGTAGTCGTGGAAAGAATGCCAGTAACGCTTGTCGATCCGATGGTCGCCGCCGTGCCCGTCT